CACCCAAGTATCAAGTTCAACCTCACTTACATTATTCAACACCCACTCTATGGTTTGACCAAGTTGTTCTGCTAATTTGCAATAAAACAAAACATCATGGTCTTGTGTTAGTTTCCCACTTCAGCCTTTGTATTATTTATGGCTGTCACAACCGCTATGATAATCTCAGGATCTACTTCATTGAGCAAAACCACTCTGTCAGCAAACTTGAACATTTTTTTACCATCTTCAGTCAATGCTCTCTGCATCAATGTTTCAACCATTGCTTCTACCAACTCACCTTTTTGTGTAAGTTCAATGATTTTTGATTGTTGTGCAAATGTTGCTGCTGGTTTGAAATATACAGTTGTGTCCCACTCTGGAACTTCAACACTTAGTAATCCACCTGCAAGTTGTGCCTTGTAGTGGGCTTGTGCGTTTTGTAATACACTCATTATTTTTTCCTTGTTCTGTTAAATGCTGGTTGCACAATACCTCTTGGTGCTTGTGAACTCCATCCTTTGTCTAACCTGTCTGCATAATCAACTGTGTTTTGCAACACCAGTTCTTTGCGTCCTGTTTTCATAGGATTCTTACCAGTCTTTTTCCATGATCTTCTGGCTTGACCTGTCCTAATAGGTGTGGTTGCTCTGAGGTTGCCAAAAAGTTCATCAATGTATCCGTCAAAGTCAGAGCCAATCTCCGCACTCAATTGTTCAACTGTTTTGCGTGATTGGCCCATAACCTTAGTCCTTATGCTGATATATCATCATCAATTGTTAATGCACCAGTGCCTTGGAAGTTTACTGTTGCTCTCACAACATCATCCATTGACGCTGATACTTCAATTGAAGTTACAATGACTTGACCTGAATATTTTAGGTCTGCTGCCGCTGTGGCATTGTCATCTACATAGAAAATACCTGCATATTCTGTGCCTACTGTGAAACCACTGAGATGACCTGAATTATCATCATTAGTCCATACACATTCTGCTGAGCCTTCAAAGCCTTTGATGCCCACCATATATTTTTGTGATGTATCACCCATTGCTGTGCAGGCTACAGTTTCTGCTGACTCAGTTAGTGTCCAACTAGTAAGCATTGCAATATTAGTGCCTCCTAAACTTAGGGCACCGTTTTTACCATGGTAACATACGCTCATAGTTCTTTTCTCCTAAACGCTATATTGATAATCAATTAAGAATATCAATCTGCAACTAGCAAAAGGTGCACTTTCACCAGTTGTAGTAGACTCAACTCTTGTTAGTCTACAATCAAAAACATTGTTATCTAATGTTCTATCTGACATCAGTGTTGATTCAATGGCTGACACTGCAATATTTCTTTGAGTGTCACGCTTTTCACCACCTACAATAACCACAACTGCCAATTCTAGTTCTGCTCTACCTAGGTTTCCCATGGTGAGCATTTCTATGTCCTCATTTGTTGTTTCAAAATACACTGCTGGAAATGCAGTCTTGGCAAGTTCTTCAGGAACTATAGGATCCCTTGCAACTTTGCCAAGTTTGACTGTATTTTGTGCTTTTACAAGTTCAAAACACTTGGTTACAATTGTTTCTCTTTTGTTAGCCATTATCTATACAACCTATTCTGAGCATATTCATGAACTTCTGAATCACTGATGCTTCCACTGTTGTCTTCATCATATTGAATACCCAGTGCAAACTGTGTGTCAAGTTCTTCTGCATAACGCTCTTTGTAAAATTCAATCTGTTCACGGAACGGATCTGATTCTGGACGGAATGTAGATAATTTTGGTAGGATATGTGCAAACAATGCTCTGTAACAAGTTGAAACTGTCCACTGTGAGTCAGTCAATTTGCTTTTAGCATAATCTGCTCTGTTGTGATGGTTGTTATACCACTTGATTTGAATTTGATTGGCTACATCATTTTCCGCTTTGGTCAATTCAGTTGTCCAATCATCAACACCTTGGTCAAAAACCTCTGGTGCGTATTCTATCAAGTCATTGTTTGTAGCAAATGCCATATCTATCTCCTAAAATGTATAGGGAGTCTGATCTCCCTATACCTGTGTCTTCAATTATGATGCGTCTTTGATAAGAACACCGCGTGTTGCGTCAATTTCTGCAACTGCTGCATGTAAACTTGCTACAACATCATTACCAACGGCTGCTGCTCTGCGGCCTACTTCAATGTCAACATTTTTCTGCATTGCAATACGCATTGCATCTTGACCAAAGATTGCCATTTTTGCACCTGTTACGCCTGTGTTTGTTGCGTCTAGGTGTGCTGAGACAAATGTCTGCACGCCAGCAATATTTGCTAGGAAGCCGCTTCTTAGTGCTTCTGTTTGGAAGTCACCACCAGCGTATGCTTGTGTGCCAATGTTGCTCATTAGTGCTGCATATGAGCCTGCACCTACAACACCGTATAGTTGACCCATTTCACCGTTTCCACGGATTGTGCCTACTGCTGAGAAAATCTCATCAATGTCTAAATCACCTGAAGCAATTTCTTGACCTGTTAGGTTGCCTAGTGCATCCATAACATCTAGATCAAATTTCTTAGCAACTGCTTGACCTAATACACGGCCAATCTCTGCTGGATCAATGTTACCTAGGTCACGCACAACTGAGCGTGCTGCATATAGGTTACATGTTGTTGCGTTCTTTGTTGAACTTGGTAGTTCTGCTTCAATATCTGCATTTGTTTCTGATGAAACTTTGTCTGCATCTACTGTGCCTAATTCTGGGAAGTGAACAACACCGTTTGGTGCGTTTACTACTGGAATCATTGCGCCACCTAAGAATAAACTTGATTCTTGTGCGGCATAAATTGTTGCTGCCTTAACTGGCAATACTAGTGCATCTGTGTTGATTGCACTTACATAATTTTCATTAGCCATAGTTTTATACCTCTGTTAAAGTTTGCCCTGATCCCTCATCTTTTTATAGATCTGTCTGTGATCCGGGCGTGTCATGTCCAAACTGGACAAATCAAATGCTTCTGCTTTTGATTCAGTGGTGTTGCTTGTGCTGCCAGTTCCTGATGGACCTGCGGCACGGAAGTAAGTGTTACTTGCCAAAAACTCATCTACAAGAAGTTGCACATTCAAAGGATCACCTTCATCTGTGTATCTAGGATTGCCACTTTCATCTACAATAGAGATAGTGCCATCTGCTTGTAAACGCACCGCGTCTTTGAGCAATTTAGCAACTTGTGTTGGCGCTAGGGCCTTGGCTTGACTTGCGGCATCAATAAGTGCACCATCAACTTTGATACGCTCCAACTCTGTGCGTAGGGCAGAAATCTCTGCACCATATTTGTCTTTGGTTTTCTTAAGCACACCATCAAAGTCTTGCTTTTTGATAAGTTGCTCCTCTTCCATTGACTCTTTGAATTTGCGTAAATCAGCAAGTTCACCTGTGTCAACATCTGAGTATTTGTTAGTTACTTGTGCAACACGCTTGGCAACAATATCATTCAATTGTGCCTGTGTAAACACTTTCTCTTCAACCTGGGCATTTTGTGTTCCAGATTCATCAGCCCCAGTGTCTAATGAATCAGTTTCAACTATGTTTTCTGTCATATCAGTTTCCTTTGGGTTAGGGGTAGTCCCATACAATTATTTATCACTCTTCTACGGGCACCCAAAAGTGCCTACAGTTGTAGCCACCTCTCACAACAAATGGGTCTCCGGGCTCTTTTCCGCCCCAACTTGATGAATCCCATAGGCTGTATATTTCATCTTCTGTGTATTCTGCGCCATCATGTTCCTGACACCATTCTCTGCTTTCAGCAACAATGCCGCCTGAATATCTCCACTTTTGTATTCCTGCCCTTTTGGCTTTGCCTGCTGTGTATGCACCATCAAACTTCATTACAGTTTCTTGCACACTTTTTGCAGTCAAATCTCTCAAACTTGCTGTGGTGTTTACACCTGTGAGTCTTTCACGGATTGTTTTTACTGCACCTCTGACTTCATCTGGCTTTGCAGTTCCTGACCGCAACAACTTTGTCAATTGTCTTTGTGTTTTTCTAACAGTTGCATCACTGCTTTCCATGAACACACCTGATATTCTACCTCTGGCTGCATCTGTGATCATTGCTGTGGTTGCACCAACAGCACCTGCCAATACCAATGTGCTCATCATATCTTCAACACCTGTGTTGACAACATCTGCCACAGTGTTTGCACCTTGTTGTAACAGTGCTGATTCTGCATCTGCATCTTCAGGTGTGTCTGGCATGTCTGTTTGCGTATTAGTGTCTGCACTTATTTCACGCAATGGTTCAGTTGAAGCACGGACTGTGGTTGAATATTCTCTGTATGCTTGTTCAATCTGTGGACGCAAATTTGCTGCAGGAATACCTGTTGCAACTATTTCTGCTATTCTATTTTCCAATGCCTTTAAATTATCAAAAACACCATCCTGTATTTGTTGGATAGTGTTTTCTACAACACGGCTGTGTTTTTTTGGATCAAGTGCCAACTTATTCTCCTAGATGAACATATCCTTGTGCAGATAACTCTTCATGTTCTGCTCTTGTTTTTGCTTGAAAACTATCACCTGTGTTTGGATCAAACATCATGTGTGGTTTGAAAGTGTCTGCATCTTCTTGTGGTTCAAGTGCAGCCATAATCCTGTTGAGTGCATCTTGATCTTCAATCATCAGTGTTGCAAGTTGTTTGTTCAACTGTTCAACATAGATTGGATCTTGGAAACCTGCTGCTTTTGCTTTGATGATCAATTCAAGTTCATAACCTTGATCTCTCAAATCAAAACTTGTGTTGTAGATTAGGTTGAAATCATCTGGTGTTTGAATACCAGCCCATGCAAACCATAAATCCCACATTGCCTTTTCTGTTTCCATCAGCGTATCTGATAGATCACTCAACTTGGCATTCAACAACTGTCTTTCAGTTTGGAGAGCAATACCTGATTGTGATTGCTTGAGTCCTTGCACACTTGATGTGTGTGTTGAACGCATAATATTGTCTACTGTTTGTTGCATTGTTTTTAAGATACCATCAATTGTAGCCGCATTTGGCTGTAACAAATATGGTTTCAAACCAGGATCTGTGTCTTCTTGCATTGTAACAATTGCACCAGCACCTGCTGTTGCGTCTGCACTTGGTGTTTTCACAAGTGTAGGATGTGATGAGATACGGATTGCTTGTTCTGCTTCACTTGCAAGATTGAAAAGATACTTTTGGTTGTCTGCAACTCCACTCAGCATTGAATAACCAATGCCACGCACAGGTGATTTGATTGGTGCATGATTCACAAATGGAACAACACCCAAAGGGTTAGCATATTCTATGTAATCAACAATTTCATCTGGATTTCCTAGTTCATCTTTTTTTACAGTGTATTTTTCAACACTATCTTCATGCCAACAAGTAAACATTATTGTTTCTGTGTTTTCTGATTCTTTGACTTTGATATATTTTAGTATTGGCTTGCCTGCAATGTTTCTTTCATAATACCAGTCTAACACATTTGGTGCTGTATACATTGCTGCATATGCACGGATGCCCATTTGTATTTCTTCTGCTTGTGTTTCTACTGCGTAACTGGCTTTGTCTATGAGTATCCAAACATTGCCCATAACCATAGCCATGTCATTTGCAGTTTTTAAGAAACTGTTCATGTTTTGGCCTTCTTGGTCAGTGTCACTCATCCATTCATGCACCAGCGGATTGTTTACAAGTAAACCTAATTCTCTGGTTGGTGCTTCACGGAACAAAAAACTTCTGTAAATGTCAACAGTGGTTGCCATATGGTTGTCCAATGGTGTAGCCTGTAGACGCTTGGTATAGGAATCACCAGGACCTGAATCCTCTCCTATGTATCTTGTGAGATAATTACCTGCTTTGTATGTAGGGCCACCAATGTAACTTCTATATAGATAGGTAGATTGTTCAGCGTGATGTTTGTAAGCATCATGCACTGACATTAGTTGTTCAATATTTTTCATAATACTGTGTCCTTATAAGGTTATGGGGTCTTAAAACAGTGATCAGTTGTTTTGTAGTTGTATTTATGTCTTTAGAAATGACCAAATCTCTGTGGTCCTGTGTTGTAGACATGTGGTGCTCTAATGGGATTGACCCAATGAACAAGATAACCAACAGCATCACTCATGTGATCTATTTGTCCGTCTTTGAGAGGTATGCGTGTTCCCTCTTTGTATACCTGTTGTGATAAACTTTTTATCACATTCTTACAATTTGGTGTCACACGGAGACGGATGTCTCCTTCCGCTGATTTAAGATTTGCATTTACACTTGCAATTCTATCCAACACAGGAGGGTTGTTGCCTTTTACTTTGAGTGTGAATTCACCATGTCTTAGTATTGCATGGTCTGTGGTTTTTGAACTTGTCTTACGGGCCTGTCCACTGCTATCTGGGTATGCCCATATTCTATTGTTGGGGTATCTTCTGCGTATTTCATCCACCATTTCAAAAGTGTTTGAACCTGAAATGACTATTTCATCAAATATGTGTATTTGATCTCTGTCCACTGTAGCAATGGCTGCAACCAATGGATCCACATTGAAGTCCATGCCAATGTGTAACAGTGTTCTATCTGTGATTTCTGGTTGCTGAGGTGTAACATTTGTTTTTGTATCCCAATTGTAGTAGATCAAACCTGAATATGTTTCAAAACTTGCTTCATATTCTTGTCTAAATGTTTTTTCATCCAGTTCTCTTTTTGCTGATTCAACTTCATCTGCTTCAACAAGTCCACCTTCAAGTGTTGTGTATGTGAATGTTTTCCAATCTTCCAAGTGTTGTGCATTTTCATACAAATCATAAAACCAACCTTGTGCGCCTTTGGGTGTTGTTACAAATATTGCATGACCTTGTCTGTCACTGAGTGCAGGCCTCAAAACTTCTGTGAAGCATCTTTGATCTATCAGTGCCGCTTCATCCATCACAAGAAAGTCAATTGATATGCCTCTCAAACTGTCAAAGTTCTCGCCTGAGCGTAGATATATTTTTGTATTGTTTACCAATGTTATGCACAAATCACTTTCATTTATTTTCTTGACCCAGCGTCTTTGTGCCAGTTGTGTTTTCAAATCTTCCCACAACACAGTCTTGGCTTGTCTGTATGTGGGGAAAACACAATAGATTCTTTTGTTGGGGAACCTTGCAAACTTTGCAATCTCCCACATACTCAAATATGTTTTACCTCCACGCCTGCCGGCGCACACAACTCTCCAGCGTGAATCATCATCAAATATTTGTTTTTGTTTTTCAGTTAGCGGCATACAACACTTCTGTCTTTGAACTGTCTATGTAGTCTGCACCTTGTTGAAACTTGCGTGTTACAGTTGTTTTGTGAATGTAGCCATCAACAATTCTGTATGTGATCAATTCTTGTTGTATCAATCCTTGCTGTGGTAATTGTGATTCAGGGGTTAGTTGTGTCATTTTGAATTATCTTTGCTTGTGTTTACTTTGCCACTGCCCACATACAATCCAAAAAAGCCAGCACCTGCTCCAACTATGGTTGCAACAAATCCTGCCTGTGCTGTGGTTGGTTCTGGCATTGCCATAAACCATGTGGTTACTTGATAGAATGCATATGTATACAGTGCCATCAATAATCTGGGAATCAATCTCCAATTGCTCATCAATTCAGGTATTTCACACTTGATGAAATACCATACTGCTTTTATTACAGTGATTGTAGTGTTCATATTATTTTTCCTGATTGAGTATTCTTCTTGCCCAACCTAGTCCACTCATGCCTCCCCAACCCAGCACCGCGTAGTAGCCTTTGCCTTTGACATCAGCACCCACATAACGCTTGTAGTTTTGTTCATGCCTGCTGAGAAATGAATATATTCTTTCCACAGTTTCCAGGCTTAAGTTTTCATTGTTTGCAATTTGTGATGCACGCCTTCTTCCTGTTGGTGTGCCCCATTTGCCTGATGGTGGTTGTGACTCATTCCAATTGATTGCTCTCTTTGCAGCATCAATCATCATTTTGTTGGGCTTGTAAGCCATTACTTGCCGTAACCTTTTTTCTTCTTGCCTTTTTTCTTATATGCCATTATAATTTGTCTCCTACTATTGCAAACACTGTTGATGCAACCAACATAATCAAAACTGCCCATATACGCATATCCATCTTTTCTATTCTACGGTCCATTCTTGCCATGTCTGCTTCAATGTGTGATAAGTGATTATCTTTTATGCTGGCAATGTCTGCTTTTATTTCTTTGATGTCTGCTGCGTTTTGTTTGGTCTGACTCATTGTGCTATCCTTTTGGTTTGCTATCAATATTTATTCTGTTTCCCAGGGCAGGATTATGTTTGAATCCTCATCACCTGGATTGTCACTTTGACCAAGCAATTGTTTGCCCATCCAAATTAACATTGTGGGATTGCCCTCCAGGGCTTTCTCCATTTGTGCTCTACGCAATTTGATTTTTGCTTTGGCTTTGCCTGCTTCCATCAAGTGTGGATGTTTGCGTAGTGTGCTTCTGTTGATGCCCATCACATATGCAATTTCTGTTTCTGTTGCAAACAATTCTGATAGTTTGCCTATCATTTCTTGTTCTTCTTCAGTGAACTCTTTTGCTGGACGGCCTGCCATTAGTATGTGCCTCCATCAATCTCTGTAAGTTCATCACCAACAATTGTATCAACATCAACATTTTCAAACTTGTTGGTTGATGAATTAAACTTTATTATCTGGTTGTTTTGGGCACTTGAGATTGTAACATCACCCAAGTCAGTGAGTGTTAGGTCAACATTCTGAACTAGGCTTGATGTGCTACCACCATTTAGAATTACCAAACTCATTAGATGTTTGCTCCAGTTAAAACATTTTTCCAATCACTTCCATCATAGAAATGCAACACACCATCATTTCCAGTGAATATCATACCTTGTTGATTTGTTACACCTTGCCAACCATTTGCATATATAAACAGTTGTTTATCATCTGTGTCAAAAAACATATCACCATCAGTTGGACTGCTGGGTCTTGTGCTGCCTCTGGCAATTGGTGTGAGTCTCATCATGTTGTTGATGTTGGTTACATCAACTGTTGTTTCAATTGTGGTTTTTGAAAACTGCTGTCCATTAAGGCGTCTGTCTAATGCAATTCTCATTGCATGATCACCAGCCGCTTTGTATTGAAAACGGAAGTCACCCACAATGCCTTCATCACCACTAATATTATCACCTGTGGTTTCTGCAAAGAATCCCAGGGTGTGATCATAGTTGGCTTGATCAGTCATATCTGTTTGGAATCTAACCATTGTGTGTGTTGCATCATCAGTGTCTAATGTATGCTGAATATCTAATGTTGAATTTGCACTTGCTCCACTGATAAATTTTGTAGCCTCATCTTGTTCAACTATAAACATTTCATTGTCATCATCATCTTGCACTACAAACTTGTTTGTTGCTTTGTTGACAACATTACCGCCATCAACTTGGAAACGGAAACATTCCTTCAATGAATCATCATCATCAACATATATAATCAACATGTTGTTGTCACTGGCACCTCTGTATGCATCCAATCTTGCTGTTGTGGCTGTT